TAACATATTTTTAAAATATTGATTTAATAAATTCAACACAGACACTAAAAGACTTGATTGAAATTGTAAGAAATAATCCTTTTCAAAGCTCTCTGCCTTATGAAAAGACGGGAAAATATTTAAGAAAGATTAATATACAATACTGTTTAGTACTTGAAATCGCGGCGCGCTGTCGAAAAAAAAGAGGATTACTACAGCAGCTTATAATTACAACCGGAAAACAGTTGCAGTTATAACATTATTCGGCTTCATAAACCGCATCCTAAAAATGTATTAAAACAATACCAAGTAGAGCAACTTGTAGAAGAGCTGACAACAAGAGGATCAATATGAAAGATATCTTACAGTATAAAGATTTTATAGGTTCCGTTCACTTCAATGCCGCTGATGAAATCTTTTTCGGAAAAATAGAAGGCATTGATGATCTGGTGTCTTTTGAAGGGAATACGGTCAGTGAATTGAAACAAGCCTTTGAAGAAGCTGTAAATGATTACATAATTTTATGTAAAGCGAGCGGTAAAAGAATAGAGAAATCATACAAAGGCAGTTTTAATGTTCGTATTGCGCCGGAGTTGCATAAAAAGGCGAAACTGCTATCGGTAATGCAAGGTATATCATTAAATCAATTCATACAAAAAGCAGTCGAGCAAGAAGTAATACGTGAATCACTGACTGATTAAGGATTTCTCACCCACTGTGATGGACTTCTGCTTTCACAAAGAGGAGGTCATATATGCCTTACACAGTTCTGGAAATTTGATGAGTAATCAAAAAACACGAAATAATATTCTAAAATGTTGCTTTATAGGTAAAAAACCGCTTATAGTATAAACAAGCGGAGTATGGTGGATGTTTGGAGTAGAATATGATTCCAAGAATTAAATCAATTATTGATAGAAATGACTATAAATTAGAAGTTCTCTTTGATGATGGAAGGCGTGTCCTTTACGATGTTAATGAAGATATAAATCAGATCCCTGCCTTTAAGGACTTAATATCAATAAAAGGTTTATGGAAACAATTCGCGCTTGATGAAAGCCGTACTTGTGTATATTGGAATGATAGAATTGATTTAGCAAGTGATTCTATTTACGAGTATGGGAAAATCATAAATTCAGCTAAACCCGTAGTTACTGAGGAATGTCCGGAGGTAACCGATGCATAAATGAAAAAAACATAAAGGGGGAATAAATGAAGAAAATAAATCGAATTTTTATTTTGGTATCAGTGCTTTTACAAATCGCAATATCAATTTCGGCAAAAGACAAAGATGAAGAACTGCTGGCATTCTCAATATACGGCGATAATTTTTTATTAAGTATTCCTCTTCCGAATTATTGGATGGTAGATATGAACGCCGCAGCACGATACGGCATTAACGGAGTATTTTTTATAAAAAAATACGGTATGAATGATACTCCCGTGTATATAAATGTAAAGCTGTATTTTCCGCCAAAAGATTTTACATTGGAAAAATTCGAATCGGATATGATTAAAAATCTAAACGACTATCTGCCCAATTATAAATTAACAAAAATCGGTTCGGCCGAGTATTCGACTCAATTGAATAAATGGCAATATAAATTATACGACTTAAAGAAAAAAGAAGGACACGGTCATTATCAACAAATCGCATACATGAAATGTGAAGAAAAAAATGTATTTATTGATGCACAAAGAGGTTGTAGGATAGAACACGAGACGGCTTTAGCATATGGACTAAAAATTATGTATGAGGAGTAGAAAATGAAACATGAAGATTTTATAAAACTATGCGCAAGGAAGGTCGCAGAATACGAAAACAACAGAAATGACATCAATGTACAAATTGATCGTGACAATGTATTCTGCGTATGGTCATGCAAAACACTGCAGAATAGTAAGTGCTTGATGTCTGCACCACACAAGTACGCAAAGTATTACGAGTTCACGTACAACGGAGACAAGCAAGAAATATACATGGATGTGTACAGCAAGGATATTAACATCCCGCTTACAGAGGACGGAACACAAATCACAACAAGAATAAGATAAACCAAGAAGGCACATAGCTTTCTTTTTTTATTGTCCGAAGACAGAAAACTACACGGAGACACCGTGAAATAACTGAAGAGGGAGACACCCCTACAACTGAGAACGAGAGACACTCGAAAAACTGAAAGGAAAGGTATTTTAAAATGGCAGATGGAATCAACACACAGAACCAGGCACAAGGCGAAGGAAATCAGAATCAGGCGACACAGAACACAAATGCAGGAGTAAGCAATCAGGGAACAGCAAAGATTGACTTTGATTACGAAAAACTCGCAGGCATAGTAAGTGGAGCACAGACTGTGAAGGAAGAGGCGGTGCTAAAGAACTACTTTAAACAGCAGGGATTAAGTCAGGACGAAGTCACGCAGGCTATATCGCAGTTTAAGGCGCAAAAAGAAGCAAATACACCAAATGTACAAGACCTGCAGGAAAAACTAACACAGGCGCAGACAATGGCTCACGCAGCCCAAATAGACAGTGCATTGCAGATTGCAGCCTTAAAAGGGAATGTAGAAATCAGCAACTTGCCTTATGTTTTAAAGCTAGTTGACAGAAGTACGCTCACCGTAGAATCTACAGAGGACGATTATATCGCTGCAGTGAACAAGGTTTTGGAGGATGTGCCAGCTCTCAAAAAGACGGATGAGCAGGGTGCAGGATTTCAGCAAGTAGGCGCAGGAGCAACGGGGGGAACAAATACCTCACAAGCTGATGCGCTTAAAAAGATTTTTGGTAATTAGTTAGAAAGAGAGGAATTTAAAATGGCAGTATACAATTATGCAGAACAGTTTTCACCCGAGTTGCAGCAGAAGTATTCAAGGGAACTCACATCGTTTGCGCTAACACAGTCAAACCCTGGAGTAAAGTTTTTGAACGCACAGACAATCAAGCTCCCATCAATCACAGTTTCAGGTTACAAGGACCACAATCGCCAGGGGGGTGGATTCAATGCAGGAAACCTGACAAACGAGTGGGAGCCTAAGAAACTCACACACGACAGAGATATTGAGCTAAGAGTAGATCCTATGGACGTTGATGAGACAAACCTCGTGCTCGAAATGGCAAACGTCCAGAATACACTCGAAGCAGATCAGACAATTCCTGAAAAGGATTCGTACAATTATTCAAAGCTCTATGCAGAAGCAAAGACTTATGCAGCAAACGGAGCAAGCATTGTCACAACCGCACTCACAGCCGCAAATGTACTTGACTGGTTCGACGAGGCAATGGAAAAGATGGACGATGCAAGTGTTCCATCAGAAGGCAGAATTCTCTATGTAACACCTGCAGTGAGAAAGCTCCTCAAAAAGGCAGATGGAATTCAGAGAACAGTAGATGTTTCAGCAGGGGAAAAGGACATTAACAGAAATGTACACAGCATTGACGATGTTGAGATCGTAAGTGTACCATCCGCTCGTTTTAAGACAAAGTACAACTTTACAGAGGGAGCAGTTCCCGCACCTACGGCAAAGCAGATTAGAGCAATACTTGTTCATCCATCTTGCGTAGTTGCGAGAGATAAGTATTCTTATATCAATGTATTCACACCTGGTCATGATGCAAAGACAGCAGATTCTTATTTGCTACAGAGCAGATTCTACATGGATTTATTCTTGATCAAGAACAAGGCAGCAGGCGTTTGCATCAATGCAGAGGCAGAGTAGGAGGTAAGTTATGATGTACGCAGAGAAAGATAACAAGGTTTACTTAATCGATGAAATCGAGATGAAGTATTACCTAGACAGAGGATTCGATATTTTTGACGAGAGTGGAGAGGTTATCGAGCATGGCAAGGGAAACGAGCAGGCAATTGCAGCAGAACTCAAGGCAGAGAACGAAAAACTCAAGGCAGAGAACGAGGAGCTAAAGAAAGCAATCGAAACTTCAGAAGATGGAACTGCAGAGGCACCTGAAGAGGGAAAGAATACCTCTAAGAAATAAGGGGGTGATAGCATGTATGTTGATAAAGAATATTATATCAACACATATGGCGGCAAACTCCCTGCAGAGGAAGTACAAAGGTTCATTACAAGCGCAAGCGAGCACATTGATTCTTTGACATTTAATAGGATTAGAGGGTTGGGTTTTAATAGCCTGACCCTTTTTCAGCAAGAAAAAATAAAAAGGGCAGTATGCAGGCTTGCAGATTTCGAGTACGAAAACGAAGATCTAATACAATCAGTATTAGCATCGTACAGCATTAATGGGGTGTCGATGTCTTTTGGCACATCATGGAATGTAATCGTACAAGATGGAGTGGCATTACCACGCGACATATATAGTCTGATAAAACAGACGGGACTAGCAAGGAAGGTGATCTAAAATGAAATATCCATGCCTTGTAATGAAGAAGGTATGCACCACACCTATTCATTTAGAAATTACTGAAGAGGGACTTACTGAAGAGGGAGCGCCTATTATGGCCGTCACAAAAGATCTAAAGTGCAACTATCAAGATGTGGCAAAGGAAATTCTAACCGCACAAAAGAAGATAGTGCAAATCACAGGCTCGGCATATTTTCAAGGCGATATTGCTCCAGGAGTTGCAGTAATAACTGGTGGCACAGCGACAGTAAATGGAGAGATGCGCAACATAGCATCAGGAATGAAGGCACGCAACCCTGATGGTAGTGTTAATTACACGAGGATAGATTTGGAGTAAACATATGATGGTTGCAGATTCTAAAGTGAGAATAGAGGGACCCGCAATTGCAAAGCTGAATAAAGCATCAATACAAGCACTAGAAATGACCGCAGAGGCACTGCACACGGAAGTGGTGCAAGCGCAGGTTGTTCCAAGGCAATCAGGAAACCTGCAGAACGAATCCTTTTCGATTGATAGAGAGGCCGCAAAAGCAGGCGAGATTAACTTTATTCACAACGCGGTATATGCGAGACGCCTTTATTATCATCCTGAATACAAATTTGACAAGAGCGAAAATCCAAACGCAAAGGGCAAATGGTATGGGGATTGGCTTCCTGGAGGCTCGAAGGAAAACTTCGCAACAAAGACATTTGCATCGTTTTATAAGAGATTAACGGGGGTTTAAAAATGCTAGGATTAGCAGACATTAAAGATTGGCTCAAAACATTCAATGCAGCTAAGAACTACTATGTAGGAAAACTCGACAACAAGAAGGAGAGTTCAGTAGGGGTATATCAACGCAAAGACGAGCGTGCTCCTAACATAGCAATTGGTGGCAGAGAAAATGCGAGTTTTGAGGTAAAATCAATCAGCATACTACTGCACCACAACAACAATGCTGTGGAGACCGAGAAGAGAGCAATGTACTTGTACAATCAAATCATGGAGCAAAGTAAAAGCGAGGTAGTGATTGGCAAGCACAGAATCAATGTGATTGAATTGCTACAGAACGAGCCGATTGATGTTGGAACAGATGACAACGGAATCTATGAGCGTGTCATAGAAATGAATTTATATTACGAGCTCAAAGAAAGAGAGGAAGAGTAATGGCAAAGAAAACGGGAGTATATCCAGTATATGAGAACCAATTCCAGGTAAACACTGGTGCAGCGGCAAAAGCAGGCACAGATGGAAAGAGTGTGACTGGTGGTACATTTGTACAGATTGCGGACATGGAAAGTTTCTCCGTGTCTTTTGACAATGGCGTCGAGGAGTGGAAACCTTTTGACCAAGAAGGATGGGCAAGGCGATTGATGACAGCAAAGAGCGTGACCATCTCTGTAAGTGGCAAGAGAAATGTAGGCGATGCAGGTAACGACTATGTTGGTGGTCTTGCATTTAAGAGCGGAAGAGATGCAGAGGCAGACTTTCAGTGGACATTCCCTGATGGCACAAAAGTGGTATTCCTTGGAGCAGTGCTCAATATCAAGGAATTCGGAGCAGGCGACAGCACAAGCGTTGCACCGCTTTCGTTTGATGCAATGTCAAATGGCAAACCGATTGTTGTCCCTGCAGTATAGCAGGGGATACTGAAGAGGGGGGAAGGCCCCCCTTTTATGCGGTTTTGTAATGAGGGCACA